CGGCACTACCTGCCGCAGTTCGAGCTCGCCGACATGACGACGCTCCGCGTGAGCGTGGTCCCCCGGTCGGTGGCGAGCAAGGGGCTCGACCGCAACCGCGACAGCTTCGACTACCGCATCGACGTCGCGGTACAGCAGAAGCTCGACCCGACGCCGGGGAACCTCGATGCGCTCATGGTGCTGGTGGAGGAGATCGCGGACCACTTTCGGTCGGAGCCCCTGGCAGGCTACCCGCAGGCCCGCTGCACCGAGGTCGAGAACGTGCCGGTTTACGCCCCGGAGCACTTGGACGAGTTCCGCCAGTTCACGAGCGTCCTGACGCTGACCTTCCGGGTGTGGAGGTGACGGGTGATCGGGCTGAGCTTCCAGGCCGCCAAGCGGGGCTTCTTCGACCGCGAGAAGGTGAAGCGGTCAGTGGACGCCGGCGCCCGCAGGGTGCTGTCGCGGTTCGGGGCCTTCGTCCGGCAGCGGGCGAAGACCTCGATCCGCAAGCGGAAGGGGACGAGCCCGCCGGGCGGCCCGCCCTTCTCGCACGTCGGCATCCTGCGGAAGTTCATCCTGTTCGCCTACGACGCCGACCGCAAGTCGGTGGTCATCGGGCCGACGCTGACGAGGGAGGGGTCGGAGGCCCCGCGCCTGCTGGAGCACGGCGGCGACACGACTTTGGAGACTCGCCACGGCTCCAGGCGGGCGCACTACCGGCCCCGACCGTTCATGGGGCCGGCCTTCGAGCAGGAAAAGCAGACGCTGCCCGCGCTGTGGCAGAACTCGGTCCGCTAACGGAGGTGTCGCGTGGGTGTGAAACTCGGGCTCGACGCCAAGCTCTACCGCAACACCGGCACCCACGCCGCCCCGGTCTGGAACGAGATCAAGAACGTCCGGGACGTGACCCTGAACCTCGAGGCCGGCGAGGCCGACGTGACCACCCGCGGCAACGCCGGCTGGCGGGCGACCGTGGCGACGCTCAAGGACGGGTCGATCGAGTTCGACATGGTGTGGGACACCGAGGACGACGACTTCTCCGCGATCCGCGACGCGTTCCTGAACCACACCGCGCTCGAGTTCGCGGTCATGGACGGCGACATCACCACGGCCGGCTCGCAGGGGCTGCGGGCCACCTGTGCGGTCACCAACTTCAGCCGCAACGAGGCGCTGGAAGAGGCGATCACCGTGAGCGTGACCGTGAAGCCGACGTTCGCGGCCAACCCGCCCGAGTGGATGACCGTTGCCTGATCACCCCGAGGAGCACCATGCGCGTTATCGTTGTCGGGTTCTCGATTCTGCTCTCCGCCGCGTCGGTCGGCGCGGCGGACCCGAACCCGCCCGTTCGCATCACGGGCGAGACGAAGTACAAGCCGCACTCCCTGGTCCGGCTGCGGGCCGAGGGGGTGGACCCGAAGGCCGCGATCCTCTGGCGCGTCCACCCGGCCAAGGACGTGCAGCGGGCGACCACGCCCCGAGGCATGCTGGAGTTCGCCGCGCACCCCGGCACCTACGAGGTCGAGTTGCTGGTGATCCAGCAGGCCGAGGGCGGGTTGGTCGTCGAGGAGAGCCAGATCACGGTGGTGGTCGAGGGGTGCGGATCGATCCCGCCCAAGCCGGAGCCGAAGCCGCCGGGGAAGGCCAACGCCGAGCAGGCGATCGGCAAACTCCGCTTCGGCAACGCCGGCTGTACCGCGACGGTGATCGGCCCGCGCCGCCCCGACGGGAAGTGGGACGTCCTGACCGCTTCGCACTGCACCGGCGGGGTCGGGAGTCGAGGGAGCTTCACGCTCAAGGACGGCCGCACCCTCGCGGTCACGGTGGCGGCCCGCAACACCGACGCGGACCTGACCTGGCTCGTCACCGACGCGGTCGTGGACGACCTGCCGTTCGCCAACCTCGCCACGAAGAACCCGCCCGTCGGGACCGAGGTGTGGCACATGGGCTACGGCATCGACCGTCCCGGCAACCGCGAGACCGGCCGCGTCACCGGCGCGGAGACGCCCGACGGGCAGTTGCAGATGGAGCTGAGCGTCTCCTCCGGCGACTCGGGCGGCGGCATCTTCCGGGCCGACACCAACGAGCTGGTCGCGGTCGTCTGCTGCACGACCGAGCGGGGCCGCAAGACGCTCATGTTCGGCGGCAGCGCCGAGCGGGCCGGCCGGCTGCGGCCGGTCGCGAAGACCGACGCGGACGACTGGGAGCCGATCGCGATCCCGGTCTGCGTCGCCAAGAAGACGGACGCCGACTGGGAGCCGCTCGACATCCCCCTCATCCGGAGGAAGTGACGTGCACAGCTTCCGCGACAACGCCGGGCGGACGTGGACGGTGGCCATCAACGTGGCCGCCGTCAAGCGGGTGCGCGGGCTCGTCGGCATCGACCTGTACAAGCTCATCGACGACGGGTTCAAGCCGCTCGGGGCGCTCGTGTCTGACCCGGTGCAACTGGCCGACGTCCTGTACTGCCTGTGCAAGGACGAGGCGGACGCCAAGCAGGTCACCGACGAGGACTTCGGGCGGGCACTCGCCGGCGACGCGATCACGCTCGCCGCGGACGCGTTCGTCGAGGAGCTGATCGATTTTTTCCCCGACGCCCGGGCGCGGGCGAGCCTGACGAAGGTGCTCTCGGCCGGGCGGAAGGTGCGGGACAAGCTCCTGGATCACGCCGAGGTGGTGATCGACCGCCTCGACCCGGCGGCGGAAGCGAGCAGGTTGATCGCCTCGTTTGGGAACTCGCCGGCGTCCTCGGGATCGACCCCGGCCCCTTCACCCTCCGCGAGCTCCTGACGATGGCCGAGGCCGCCAGCCGGCAGCGGTGGGCGCACACGTCCGCCGTGCTCGCGCTCCTCGCCAACGCGCACCGCGACCCGAAGAAGACCCGCCCGTTCCAGCCGGCTGACTTCAACCCGCACCTGCGGCGGAAGGAGCCGGTCGCGGCCAGGGTCGGCATCGCCGTCCTGAAGCAGGTGTTCGTGGACCGACCCAGGGGGGCGTGAGCGATGGCGTCGGCTTCGGGGATTCGCGCGGGGGCCGCCTACGTCGAGTTGTTCGTCAAGGACAACCGGCTGACGAAGGGGCTCGCCGCCGCGGCCGCCAAGCTGAAGGCGTTCGGCGCGGGGATCACGGGCCTCGGCACGCAACTGCTCGGCGTCGGTGCCGCGTTTGCCGCGCCGTTCGTGCTGGCCACGAAGGTCTTCACCGAGCTGGGCAGCGACCTGATCGACATGAGCCAGCGGACGGGGGTGAGCGTCGAGGCACTGTCGGAGTTGGGGTTCGCGGCCGAGCAGTCGGGCGCGGACATGGAAACGCTCGAGGCCGGCCTGCGGAAGATGCAGAAGTTCGTCGTCGAAGCCGCGGACGGCTCCAAAGAGGCCCGCGCCGCCCTGGAGAAGCTCGAACTCACGGTGGCCGACCTGAAGGCGCTCGCGCCCGACGAGCAGTTCAAGCTCTTCGCCGACAAGCTCGCGAAGATCGAGAACCCGACGCTGCGGGCGGCGCTGGCGATGGACGTGTTCGGCAAGTCGGGCACCAAACTCCTGCCCCTCATGAACGACGGGGCGGCCGGGATCGAGGCCCTGCAGGAGAAGGCCCGCAAGCTCGGGCTGACCATCTCGACCGAGGACGCGGCCGCCGCCGAGGAGTTCGGCGACACGCTCGACGTGCTCTGGAAGGTGATCAAGCGCGGCGCGTTCTCGGTCGGGGCCGCGCTCGTGCCGTCGCTCATGGACCTGGCCAACTGGATCATCACCACCTCGCGGGACGTGTCCGAGTGGATCGACCGCAACCGCAGCCTGGTCGTCTCGATCGCCAAGATCGTCGCGGTCGTCCTCGGCGTCGGCGCGGCCCTCGTCGCGCTCGGCGCGTTCGTCAGTCTGGCGGGCTTCGCGATCAGCGGACTGGTCACCGTGTTCTCGGCACTCGGCACGGTCATCGGCGTCATCGGCTCGGTCCTCGGCGCACTGCTGTCGCCCATCGGCCTGGTGGTCGCGGCCCTGGTCGGCCTCGGCTACCTGTTCGCCACGCAGACCGACGCCGGGAAGCGGATGACGGACGAGTTGAGTGCGGGGTTCATGAGCTTCGCGGAGACGGCGAAGACCGCCTGGGGCGGGATCGTCGCCGCGATCCAGGCCGGCGACCTCGAACTGGCGGCCAAGATCGCGCTCGCCGCCGTCAACCTCGAGTGGGCCAAGGCGGTGCTGTGGTGGACCGAGAAGTGGAACGCCTTCAAGGGCATCTTCGTCGACGGCTGGCACGACGCGGTGGCCGGGTTGAAGCTCATGTTCTGGGACTTCACCGCCTGGATCGCCCGCACGTTCGCGTTCGCCATCGAGAAGCTCTTCAAAGCCGCCGCCTGGGTCGCGGACAAGCTCGGGTTCGAGACGTTCGCCCGGAAGCTCCGCGAGAACTTCGACTTCTCGGACGAGAACATCAACCGCAACCGCGACCGGATCAAGAACCAGATCCTTGACGAGCGGCTCCGCCGGCAGCGGGAGGCCGACGCGGCCCGCAAGGCGAACGCGGCCGAGGCGATGGACGACGTGCGGAAGGCGGCCGACGAGTTGCGCGACGCCGTCAAGGAGGCGGAGCGCAAGCGGGCCGACATGGGCGACCGCGTCCCACCGAAGGCCAAGTCCGGGTCGATGTCCTCGCTCGACGAGGTGATCGACCTCTCCAAGAAGGTCGACGTGCAGGGGACGTTCAACGCGCTGGCAGTGCGCGGGCTGGGCGGTGAGACGGTCAACGAGCGCGCCGCCAAGGCGATCGACCAGATCAACGACAACGTCCAGAAGATCGCGCGTGCCGCCGTGGTCGGCGGGCTCGTCTTCGCCGGCCCCTGAGCACCGACTCCGGATTCCCGATGGCGATCATCATCGAGAAGTTCGACAGCGGCGGGGCGACGGTCGGGCCGGACAGCCCGTCGGTCGATCTCTTGTTTGCCGTCCTGGGCACCGAGAGCGACCTCGACGTCCGGGCGCTGGTCGAGGCGACCATCCCGGCGATCTTCCGGGGGATGGTGTTCCAGAACTACCGCATCGACCACAAGGGCGGCGGGGTCTGGGACGTGTCGGTCCGGTACGGCCGCGAGGACACGCAGGCGGACGACGCCCCGCCCGGCAACGACCCGCCCCAGCCGGAAGCGCCGCTCGGCCCGAGTTACACGTTCGAGACCTCGGGCGGCACGCAGCACATCACGCAGTCGCTGCAGACGGTCGCCAAGCACGGCAAGCCGGGGAAGAACCCGCCCGACCTCAAGGGCGCGATCGGGTTCAACAACGACTCGGTCGAGGGGACCGACATCACCGTGCCGGTGTTCCGGTTCTCGGAGACCTACTCGATCCCGGTGGCGCTCATCACGCACGGCTACAAAATCACGCTCTTCCAGCTGACCGGGCGGGTGAACAACGCCCCGTTCCGGGGCTTCGCGGCGGGTGAGGTGCTGTTCTTGGGCGCGTCGGGGTCGCGTCGCGGCCTGGAGAAGTGGGAGCTCACCTACCAGTTCGCCGCCAGCCCGAACGCGGTCAACCTTCAGGTCGGCGACATCCAGAACATCAACAAGAAGGGGTGGGAGTACCTCTGGGTCCGCTACGGCGACGTCGAGGACCAGAAGGTCCTCGTGAAGCAGCCGGAGTCGGTCTACGTCGAGCGGGTCTACGAGCCGGGCAACTTCGCGCTCCTCGGGATCGGAGGCTGACGTGCCCGGCGATCCCTTCAAGAGAGTCACGCCCGGCCAGCGGCTGGAGATCCCGGCGGCGGCGTACAACGCGTTCCTCGAGGCCGTGCGGAAAACCCGCGGCCAGTTCCACGAGGCCGACCGTGACGCGGACGAGCAGTTCCGGCAGACGGGCATCGTCAAGGTGCGGAACCGGTCGGGCTACGACCAAGTCCGGTACGCGGTGCTGGCATTCCGCGACCCGATCGTCGGCCCCGGCGACGACCTCCAGCAGTTCAAGAACAAGGTCAGCTTCGACGGGGTGAAGCCGGTCGCACCCGCGAAGGGCGAGCGCTTCGCCGTCCTGCTCGAGCCGCTCGCGGCGGACGCGATCGGGCGGGGGATCGTCTCGGGCGTCACCCCGGTCCAGGTGAACGTCGTCCGGGAGACCGACCCCTACGCCGAGCTCGTCGCGGACGAGACCGCGAGCCTGCGGAGCAGCCCGTTCGGCCTCGCCCGCATCCTGTGGAAGGAGCCGGGCCTGGGCGTGAAGTGGGCGGTGGTGCGGCTCTCGGAGCGGCCGCGGTTCGCCATCTTCCGGCTCGACGGCCAGTGGGAAGCCTCGGCCTCCCCCGAGCCGGACGGGTGGGCGAAGATGCCGGGCTGCCGGCCGGTCTTCTACTTCGACGCCGAGCGGACGTACCGGGCGGACACCGACGAGCCGGCCGAGGCGGTCTGGCACGCGACCGGCTACCCGGCGGCCGAGCGTGAGCAGCTCAAGAGCGTCCACCGCGTCTTCGGCGTCTTCCCGGCCAAGGTCGCGTGCGGGGACTGGGCCTGGTGCCACTGGAACGAGCACGAGTCCCGCTGGCAGGTGCTCGCCGGCTACGAGGACCACTGGCGGTTCAAGCTCACCTCGGCGCTGTCGCGCTGCGGGTCGGCGTCCGCCCAGCTCGTCCTCTACAAGGACGGCCGGTGGTGCCCGGTCCCGCTCTCGTTCCAGGTCCACGACTCGGTCGGCGTCGTCTGCCCGGAACTCTGCAAGACGCCGGGTTCGTCCGGGAGCGGCTGCGGCTGCCCGCCGGCGACCTCCGTCCCGGCCGGCACCTACGGGGTCGCGAAGCACTACGCGGACAGCTGCAAGTGGGAGGTGCTGGCCCTCGGCGAGGGGTGCTGCGACTCCTCGTCGTCGGGCTCCTCCTCGGGTTCGTCGTCCGGGTCCTCGTCCGGTTCGTCGTCCGGGTCCTCTTCGGGTAGTTCCTCCGGCAGTTCGAGCAGCGGGTCGTCGAGCGGCCCGCCCGGCGTCACGGTCACCGAGACCGACGTCCGGTGCGAGGCGGGCAAGCTCAACGTCTACACGCGGACGATCACGCTACGGATCGAGAACGGCGCGCTGACCAGGGAGGAAGGGGCGTGGCAGTTCAGCCACCCGGCCGGGTGTTGCTGCTGCGAGGGTTGCACCAGCGGGTCGAGCAGCGGCTCGTCGGGTGATTCGTCGAGTGGGTCGTCGAGCGGCTACGACAGCAGCTCGTCCGGGTACGAGAGCAGCTCCTCACTCCCGCCGCCGAGCAGTAGCGCCGACGGCTCGTCGTCGGGCGGCCCGCTCCCCTCGTCGAGCGCGGTCGACGACGGCTCCTCCGGCGTGACCCACTCCTCGAGCGGGATCGACTCGTCAAGCGGGCCGAGCGGCAGTGCAGACGAGGCGTCCTCGAGCGCCCCACTCCCGTCGTCGAGCGCGGCGGACGACACGTCGTCCTGGGTGACTCATTCCTCCAGCGGAATCGATCTGGCGTCGTCCAGCGCGGCGGACACGCCGAGCGGCAGTGGCGACCCGTCGTCCAGCGCGATCGATGTGTCATCGTCGAGCGACAGTGGATCATCCTCGGGGTCGAGCGGCAGCTCCTCAAACGGGAGTAGTGGGAGCGACGGCGACTCGGGTTCGTCCTCCGGCGACGGGCTGCCGGGGCCGTCATCCAGTGTGGTGGAGATTTGATCGCGATGCGTGTCTTCCTGATCGGCTACCCCGGCGAGATGGGCGGGGCCAACACCGAGGCCTGGCACACGGTCAAGCTGTGGCGGCACTACGGCGTCGAGGTCCGCCTGATCCCGACGTGGGGCGCGAGTGACCGCTGGCGGGCGCGGCTCGACGCCCTGGGCTGCGCGACCCACCAGGTCCGCCCCGAGGACCTGGAGCGCGTGCCCGGCCTGGCGGGCACGCCTGTGGTCTCGTTCTGCAACGCCGAGTTCATGGCGCACGCCCACCGGTTCCGGGAACTGGGCTGCCCCATCGTCTGGGTCAACTGCATGACCTTCCTGTTCGAGCACGAGAGGCGGTTCTTCGCAACGCACGGGCCGGCAGACGCGATGGTCTACCAGTCCGAGTTCCAGCGAGCGGAGATCGAGCCGAGGCTCGCGGAGTTCGGGTACGACCCGGACACCGGGCACCTGATCCGCGGCGCGTTCGACCTGTCCGAGTGGGACTTCCGCCCGCGCCCGCACGCGACGGGCGAGCCGTTCTTCGTCGGCCGGGTGGCACGCCCCGACGCAGACAAGTGGTCGAGCAACACCTGGCCGATCTACGAGCGCATCCAGGTCCGCAACAAGCGGGCCCTCATGCTCGGGATGGACGACCGCACCCACGCGAAGCTCGGCAAGCCGCCGGCGTGGGCGGACTGTCTCAAGCCGATGGCGATCACCGCACAGCAGTTCTTCGCCACGCTGCACTGCCTGCTGCCGGTCAACGGCGGCGCCCGCGAGAACTGGCCCCGCGCCGGCCTGGAGGCGATGGCCGCCGGCGTCCCCGTGGTCGCCCAGAGCGAGTGGGGCTGGCGGGAGATGATCGACCACGGGGTGACCGGGTTCCTGGGGTCGTGCGACGAGGAGTTGGCCCACTACGCCGCGACGCTCGCCTACGATGAGGAACTGCGCCTGCGGATCGCGCACACCGCCCGCGAGCGGCTCGTCAACGAGTTCGCCAACCCGGACGTGATCTGGGCCGGGTGGCGGTGCCTGTTCGCCGGGATCGGCCGACGTGCCGAGCCGGCGCTCGCGGAGGTTGCATGAACCCGTTCGCCACCCACATCCCCGTGCTCCTGGCCTGCCTCCGGCACACGACCGGCCCGGTCCTGGAGTTCGGGTCCGGCTGGTTCAGCACGCCGATCCTGAACGCCTTCGCGGCCGGTCGCGTGGCCCGCACGGTCGAGGCCGACCCGCGCTGGTTCTCGGTCGTGTCATCCGTCTGTACCGAGCAGCCGGTGACGAAGCACAACCACCAGATCGTGTTCGTGCCCGACTACCAGCACGCGCCCATCGACGACCACGACTGGTCGGTCGTGCTGATCGACCACGAGCCGCCGCACCGCCGCGGCGTCGAGGTCGCGCGACTTCAGGGCAAGTGCGGGTTGCTCATCGCCCACGACTCCCAGCATGACGCCTACGGGTACGGCCCGGCGTTCGGGCGGTTCAAGTACCGCTACACGTTCGACCGCCTCGTGCCCTGGACGACGGTCGTCAGCGACACCGACCCGCTCCACTGGCTCGACGCGGTCCTGCGCCCCCTGTGGTGAACCCCATGAAGCTCGCCGCGCTGTGCTGCACCTACCACCGCCCGCACCTGCTTGGGCAGTTGATCGAGTCGTTTCTGCGCCAGGATTACCCGCGTGAGCTCCGCGAGCTGGTCATCCTCGACGACGCCGGGCAGTACGCCAACCAGGCCGGCGACGGCTGGCGGCTGGTCTCGATCCCGGGCCGGTTCCGCACGCTCGGCGAGAAGCGGAACGCCTGCGCCGCGCTCGCCTCGCCCGACGCCGAGGGGTTCCTGGTCGCGGACGACGACGACGTCTACCTGCCGCACTGGTTCCGCACGCAGGCCGAGGCGTTGCGGCGGGCCGAATGGTCGCGCCCCGGTCTGGTGCTGCTCGAACACGGCGGCGGCCTCAAGGAGGTAGACACCGGCGGCCTCTACCACGGCGGGTGGGCGTTGCGCCGGCCCGCGTTCGACCGGGTGCGCGGGTACGCGGCGATGAACAACGGCGAGGACCAGGAACTCGCCGGCCGGCTGACCGCGGCGCGGGTGAGCGTCTGCGACCCGTGCGCGTTCGCGCCGCCGTTCTACCACTACCGCGTGGACACCGGCAGTTACCACGTCAGCTACCTCGACGACCGCGGCTACGCCGACCTGGGCTGCCAGCCGCCAGCGGCAACCACCATCACCCCCGGCTGGCCCCGCGAGTTCGACAAGCTGCCGGTCGTCCGCCGCTTCACGTTCGGCTCACCCGTCTCGTCCCGTGACGGCAAACCGCCGGTCGAGTTGATCGGCCCCGTCACCGCACCCGGCCGCAACGGCCCGACGAACGGCATGTACGCGCTCCAGAAGGCGCTGCGGAAGCGCATCGACGCCGGACTGGACTGGCTGTCGATCAGGCCGCTCCCGGCGAGCGAGGGCGCGGTGCCGTGGTTCTGGCACTGGGACGACCGGCGGTACGCGATCTGGTGGGACTCGGAGGGGCTGCCGTTCGTGCAGGGCCCGAACATGCTCTTCACGCACTCCGGCACGCCGCGCATCGATGCCGAGGAGTGCGGGCTACTCGACGCCGCGAACTGTCGGGCGATGTTCTGCCACAGCGAGTGGTATCGCGACCTGATCGCCCGGCACCGGGGGCCGGCGAACAAGTCGCCGATCGTGTTGTGGCCGTACCCCATCGACCCGTGGCCCGGTGGGCCGCTTCCCGACGAGTACGACCTGCTGATCTACGGCAAGAACGGTCACCGCCCGCAATTGCTCGAACACCTGGCCGAGGTGTTCCCGCGGCACGTGCAGATCCACTACGGCCGCTACCGCCGCGAGGAGTTGTTCGAGGCCGCGCGGCGGTCGCGGGCCTGCGCCTACCTGGCCGACGACGACCACGGCCCGCTCGCCCTCCAGGAGATCCTGCTCGCCGGCTGCCCGACGGTGGGCGTCCGCACCGGGGCGTCACTCGTCCGTGACGGTGTCACCGGTGTGCTGGTAGAACGGTTGCCACCCGGGGCGAAGTGTATCGCGAAGGACGAGGATATCGTTGCGCTCGCTGGCTACCTCCAGGCTGTTGCACACGCGCAGTCCATCAACCGGCATGATGTCCGCGCCGCTGCTGCCGAGTGTTTCGCTACACCTGTCATCGTCGAGCGGATCATTTCTGCCCTTGAAGAGGCACGAACGGAAGACGGGCGGCCACCCGCCCCGCCGAAGGCCGTGCGAGACGTGGCGGACGAATCTGAAACAGGATAA